ACGCTCATCGTAATCTCTGATCCATTCCACAATTCCCAGAACATCCTGCTCTACCACCACCCCAGGAGCAATATTAACTAGGTTATTTATTCCTCTATCTGAAAAAATCGGATCCATGCTTCTCCTAAACGTAGAAAGGGAGGGGGTGACGGAACCCCCTCCCTTTCTTCCTGGCTCCTGACCCGCATCAGGAGATTTTTAAGCCTCAGTAACTCCGGTATGGGAAACATGGGCACGACGCATAGAAGTCCCAATTTCCCAATAGCACTTCATGAGTCCTTCCCAACGATCATAGTCACGATCCCACTTAAGAACCGCACCATCATCGTCAGCGAAGTACCAAGGCTTGCGGCGATACTTCTTGATCTTGCTCTCGTCCATGAAGAACATGGTCGAAGGTGGAGCGTCAACATCTTCAACAACCGGAATTTCCGTACCGTAGTTGAACGGAAGTCCGACGAAACCGCCTTCGAATGTCTGCGTGTTGTTGTATCGACGCTGCTGTGTGAGCAAGTTGAAGTAAGCTCGACGAACACCAAGACTCGTGAAAATAACCGAAGTCTTTCCGCCGAAGGTACGTGCCAAGTCACACGCCTTAATCATGTTGGTTTCGGCAAGCGCACCACCAATTGCAAGGGTATTTCCTGCCCACGTAGGTTCAAGCGCAGGGTCCAAACCATACAGCGGGAGAGTTGCATTTGTAATGGCGGCAAAGCCCGTAGGCTCAACATTACGATCACCAGCACGATAAATACCGTGACCCGCAGTTGTCGGACCAAACGAAGCAGAGAACGTAACTGTCTTCGTCGTGGTATTAATTGCAGTAATCGTAACGGGAGTGGCTGCCACACTCGCAATACCACCCGTAGCCGAACCAGTTGCCACAACAAGAACGTCCACAACCTGCCCAACAGAAAGATACTGAACGTTATCAACTGTGTGGGCGGTAGCTGTAGCCGTATCGGTAATCATAGCCATAACCGCATTACCATTGGAATTTCCATAGGCAATACGGTTCTCATCCTTAACGAGGTCGTCTTTCAGACCGTTCATTTCCTCGTCAAGCATGGATGAGAAGGCTTGGAAATTGGTATCAGCCAATTCCATAACCTGGCCCGTAACCTTGAATCTACCGTATCCGTACTTCAGTTTGACCTGAACTGCGGCGTAGGATTGCTGTCCAGGAGGAGCAAGTAATCCTTCCTCATCCCGGTACATGATTGCGGGATTCCTCTTAGTACGGATTGGGAAGGTGACATACTTGCCACCAACCGTATCGGTGACGCCCTCGGAAGAAGACTCGATTCTCTTCATAGCAACGACTTCGTCGTTCAACTGTGAAATGATTCGACCTTCGTAAACTTCCTTCAGGGCGGCTGCGACCGTGGTCATGTTTGCAGCCATTATTTCCTCCTTATTGACTGGCTGCGGAACCTTGTTCTAACATGCCTGCGACGAGAGCACGAACTTGTGAACCCGTCATTTTAGTCGCATCTACCCCGTTAGGCGGAACTGATCCACCGCCACCAAGTACCGGAACCGGCCTCTTGGAGGACATACGGCTAGTAATTTGACCTTGAAGCCAATCATTATACTGCTTAAGGGCTTCTTCTCCATCTTGCCCGTTTAGCATCTTTGCAAGAACCCAGTCCTCGTCAAACTCGCCATACTTCTGCTTAAGCATACCGAGATAGTCATCGAGTTCTCGATCTTCTTGCTCTGCTTGCCGAGTTTCCTCACTACTCATGAAGTGCTGCGCTAGAGCTTCTAGCGTCTGCTCCATTTTTGCGAACTTTTCTGCAAATACGGGAGGAAGTTCCCCATCCAACCCGTATTGCTGTTGTTCTTGCTGCTGAAATTCCTGAGCACCACCCTGCATCTGCTCCAATGATTGTCCTAACAAGTCGTAAACTCTCTGCGGATCTTCATTGACCATCTGCATCAGGGCATACGCCTGAGCCAATTCTTGTGGATCACCGAGTTCTTTGTACGGTGCATACTGGCTATGAATGTCTTGGAACCGACGGGTTACTCCGGCATCCCAATCCTTGATGTACTTGCCGACAATTGCCCGATCTGCTTCGGGAATTTTCGCCAAGAACGGATTAGCAAGAGAATCAGGAGAGATTTGCTCCTGACCCGGTTGCGGCTGCTCTGGATCTGATCCGTCAAGTTGAAATCCTAGATCACTCATTGTGGCGCTGCTTCCTGTCCTGGTGGTAATTGCGGCGGCTGTGGTGCCTGCTCCCCTTGATTGGGAGGCACCATTCCTTGCATTGCTGTAGTCTGGATTCTCTGCCGATGCAACATCAAGTGCTGAACATGACTTTGCTGAATTTGCGGATCAAGATTCTCGAATTCCTGAGTTTTCATGTACTGAGAATGATACTGGTCATGTGCAGCATCATTGTCCCATTCATTAATCGGCAGAGCCATACCAGTTGCAGACATTTTGGAATTCTCACGTTGAACTTGACGAGCATCTACCTGAGATTCCTCGTACAACTTCCCAGTCTCAACCAAGTCGAGGTATTGGAGAGCTTTCTCAGGAGTAATCCAGCCTAGCTTACCAATCTCTGTGATGAATGCCTGCTTCGCTGCACGACTTCTAGGAGCAGCAGAACCAGACTCTACCCGAAGATCAGTGTTTCCCTTGATGCTGATCTTAGAATACTGATAGGCTTCGTAGACATTATTATCCCCGAGTACATTGACTTTTCGCCCAATATCCCAGTATTGAGCTACGTAGCCGAGAATCTGCTGGCCTACCTTCTCTGTTGCTTCCTCAAGTGATGCAACTGTGTGTGCAAACTTAGTATCGTTCGCTTCCTGTAGATATGCAATCGCACTTGCAGCCTCAACTCCTGGCGGAGTCTTTCCCTTTGTAATCTCGTAAGCTGCGGTTTGTTCGTCAATGTCTTGCTGAATCCTTTGAAGTTCGTCAGCAATGTAGTTCGGAAGCGGAGAAAGTGGGAGAGGTTGAGGTGGCTGGAATCCTGGCGTATAAAGAATGACTAAGCCAGGTTCCGAGGTTATCTTGTTGACGTCCACGGAACCCTTCGCAGCAAGAAGCTGCGGCTTAGCCATTCGATTCTTCGCCTCTACAATTTGCGAACGTGTGCGGTTGAGTTCCCTTTGTAGGGGAATCACGTCCGTAATCGTAGATTCAGCGTAGAATCGACCTGTAGGAATATGATCTAACTTAGCGAAGGGGTAATCCATGTTCTCGTAAGGCCACTGATCGTAAAGAGTTAACAACTCAGAACCACACCAAGAAGCGAGTGCTCCATCTGGATAATCCTTACAAGGTTTAATCCAAGCTTCCTTGATATAGACCTGATTTTTTGGCATGTTAGCCGTAACTCCGAGAGCATTCAAGAACTGCTGTTCAAGAACACCCGATCCAGCAGATGATTCTGTAGTCAGACTCTTATCAAATCGCCAGTCAGCCCATTCTTTGGGCTTCGTCATTGCATGAATCAGATACGGCTGATTCTCGATTTCTTCCTCTTGAATGAGTGGAACGAATACGTGGAATGGATTGATGGGTTCCACACAGATTTTTCCATTAACTCCTGACGGGTCAACTTGTTCCTCATCGTAATACGTCTTCATAAACGATGTTCCGCAGATCAACGCCCAGAAAGTAGCACGACGAAGAATGCGATCGTAATTGAGTTCTCGCATCTCGTATTCGACAATATGCTCACCAGCCCGAGCAGCCGCAACATCAGCTTCTTCGGTTGAACCTGGAATCACATACGTCTGTGGTTGTTCTTTGGTGATCTTCGTCAACTCAAACCGAACATTCGGTCGAACTTTGTTAATCACCATTCTAACACGCCATTGTGGAGCGGGAGGTTCATAGAGCCGAGTAACTGATCCAGCTGCACCGGGCGCCCACACAACGTATTGCTTTCCAAAAAAGAACGCCATGTTCATGTACCATTGACGTTCAAATGGAACCCGAGCCTGACGACACGCAGAGAACATATTGTTCAATTTGGCGAGAACCTTATTCTTCTCGTCAATTGACATACTATCAGCTTTATTCTCTGCAACTGGGGCCTGCATGGCGGACATATCCATCGGTCCGCCCATTTGAGGCATACCAGTTTGAGGTGGCCCACCATTTCCACCTGGCATTTGTCCTAGTAACTGTGACAAGTCACTCATACCTGCTCAATTCCCAGTTCTTCCAAGTCCTTGCCGAAGTCAAAGTCGAACGAAGTATCCCCAACGCCTTCAACCCCACCAGACTTGGCTATCTCCGATTGATCGTCGTTACGAACCTCATCCGACGTCGATATCCAATTTTGACTTCCGTCGTTGTTTAGAATCTGAAACGTCATTGGGTCCTTGGCTAGCAGCTTGTTCAACAACCGTTGCCGCTCGATCGATGTTTTCTCCGAGTCCGTCTCCAATTTCTTCAAGAGAGATTGGATGATCCTTAACAAACCCGCTAATTGTAACAACATCAATGCCGAGGCTAGAAAGAGCAGCAATGCTGGACTTGAGTTCCCTGATTTCTGATCTGGCATCTTCCAACTGCCCCTTAATTCTGTTCGCTTCCTTGGTTGGAATCAATCCTACGAGCGCCGCGATTTCTTCAAAACATACAGCGCAATAGTAGACGGCGCCGTAGAATTCTTCCCACGTCCCTGTATCAACCCAGTATTCTCGCTCAGAATCCGAAGCTGCACCACAAATCTTACAACAAGCTGGCGGTGCCATTGGCTTTTCTAAAATTCGGTGAAACATGATCGTCCTACTGCTAGTTGACCAGGGAATTGGGTTTAAAACGATGAACGTGGCTGAGGCTCAGGATCAGGTTCTGGATCTTGCGGCTGTTCTGAGGACATTTGAACATTCTCACCGAGAATGTCGATATAGGACATATCACTCTCAGGATTAGCCGCCCTGTAGTATGACGTCTGATTCTGACCGTGGAGATTAACTCCCTCTAGGGAATCAAAGGAGTAGGCTGAAACAGTCTCTCCATTGATCTTGATCCGAAGAGTTCCAGCCATAGCTACTTCTTAGTGGCACTCGAAGAAGTACCAGAGGATGACGGAGTAGTAGATTCCTTCTCCTTGTCCTTCTGGTTCTCCTCCGATTCGGGAGGGGTGGTAGCAGCCTTTTCGGCTTCTTCCCTCTGCTTGTTCATTTCCTGCTTTTCCTTGGTAACTCCACCCTGCTTGACGTCATCACCGCCAACAACGTAAAGAATTACCATTTCCCCAGGAGCAACAGGAACCGGATAGCTAGCCCGAGCGGTTTGAAGCGTGACAGTAGAGATATCACCTTCAATTGCACCTGTATCTTCGCCATTAATAACGATAGAAACCTGACCCTTGGGCTTCTCAGGTTCCTTTTCCTTCGTGTCCTTTGTAGCGGTATCGGACATTAAAACTCGCCTCCCATCCAGTAATCTGGAGTTTTAGCATATTCGGGATTGGTTTGGACGAGGCGCCGTAGTTCCTCGTCAATTCTCGGCTTCGTTGGGTCCAATAATGTCGGAGCATTGAGGATGTTCTCAAGCTTTGGATCAGGAGTTGCATCAAATTGAGGTCGGCTTGCTATGAGATAACGCAATGCGTCACAAGCATGGTCGTCCTTCTTGTGTGGTTCCTCCTTTACATTCCGATCACCAGCGAGTTTCTTAGATGACCAAGTAGCCCAACGGTATCTAGAGAGTTCCCTAAGTAGATTCAGACAGTTTGCCGTAATCAACAACTGCTTTGTCTCGATCATATGGGCAACTGCATTGATCCCAGCCTTCACGTCATTATTACCAGGAAGGATGGGAACCCCAGCATTAACGTACTCTATCTGCACGCTAGTTGCTGTGATAGGGTCTGTATTTTTGATCGACGGGTCGCCGACTATATACAGGGGCTCAATTCCCAGCAGACGGTTTTTCTGTTGCACCATATCTGCGTGGTAGGCGACAATCTGGTTTGATTCGTAGTGCTCATCAAAGATGATGATTTTCCCATCAGGGGAGATAGCTGCCCATAACCATGCAGTAGGATTATTGAAACCATGATCCATTGCAAGGACAAATTGCCAGTGGTCTTTGACTGTTTTCCAAGCTGCTGAGTGTAGGAGACTAGGAACGATGTTATCTGGCCCGAAGTTCTTGTAAATCAGACCACCCATCTGAATATATCGTCCACGACGGCGAGCCTCTTTCTCATCGTCACCCATCGTAGTAAGCAGCATATCTATCTCTACGGGAGAGAGGTAGATATTCTCATCCATCTCCGCCTCTACTACGTAGAAGTTAGGATCAGTCCGTGCTCTAATATAGATCGTATCATACGTCCACGTCATCCCATTGACGGGAGTCATGGTCATCCACCAAGAACCCCCTGTATCGACGAGTCGGGCCATGTTCTCGTTGAAGATTGCTTGATTGGGTTCTTCGTCGAAGTGGATGAAATGACGAGAAGTACCGGCGAATTTTTCCAAGTCCATTTCGTAGGACATTAGTTCTACGAACGAGTTGTTTGAA